TCCAGCAAGCGCCATCGTTCAATCTCACACTGCAAGTGACGCCCATCTTTGTTCTCCTATGAGGCTGGTTGCCTCTGACTTGATAACCAAGCTACGCGTACGTATACGGATGCGTCAAGCGAATAATGCGAAAAGATTTGCACAGCGCAAACCGTTGAAAACGCTACTGCTTCACTTTCTTCGGCCTTCCAGCCGGGTTGTGCGAGGGCTTGCCCTTGGAGCCGGGTTTTGGTCTTGAGGCGAGTTCGCGGGGGTGAGCAAGCCTGTTGTGCTCCCCACGATGCCGGATGCACAAGCAGACTCCGCATTTCGGGCAGTGGTATGCGGTTCGATGGAAACCCCGCGTCCCTTCGGCTGGTGACAAAACGCACGTTTCAAAGGCTCCATCGGCCATCGGTGCGGGCCGATATCGCTTTCCTGTCCGTGATGGGCAACTGTACTGATGCGCTCTGAGTTCCCGCGCCCCGTATTTCTTCCCGCAGTGGGGGCAGGGATGCAGAACGATGGCCGCGCCCCGCTTGCTGAGACGTGATCGGGACAGGAGCGAAGCTAGATCCGATGTGGTCTTGCGATGCACCAGAGCGTAATGCGGCCCCTCCCCCGACCAGATAATGCGGGGCTGCATCGGCGGCTCTTGCCAGTTCTGCAGAAGCAGCAGAGCAGCGGCACGAGACTTAAACGAATACCACTCGCCCCCAAGAATGGCTTCGTCCGCGTGGGCTCTATGAAATTCCCCTTCCTCTTGCCGCGTTCCCGGTCGGACGCCAAGAACCCAGCACTTCGGTTCGGCCATCGCAAACTTCGTTCCAATTGGCGGGGTTCTGGTTTGGCTGTAGGTATACAGGCGTCGATACAGGTTGGCGCTGAATCCAAGTTTCAGATTCCATTGGGCATCTTCGATCAGGTACAGCCATTCGCCTTCAAGGAATTGCATGGTCACAGTATTTCACAACTACGGCTGATGTGTTTAGCGAAAATGTGCGAATTATTTTGGCGTGCTACAGTTCTTCCAAGCACCCACACCGGCCCCGCGAATCAAGTTGAGGCTCTTGAGCGCATCCACCCCGGCAACGGGGAACGCACCGAAAACGGGCAGCGAAGGTGAACGACTTCGCCGGATCAGCGCCAGAAAGCGCGGAACGCAGATGAGGCGAACATTTTCCTCGCGCGTAGCAAAAGCCGGTTTTGTGACCCAACCCATGCTAGAATTGCCGCATCAATGGCTCTCAGGTGCAAACCCGCGCTCAAGTCCGAGTCCAACTGCTCGTCCACGTCCGTTACCCCAATGGACTCACGAGCGAGCGCGTCCTCATTTTGCCTGAGCGGGCGGTAAGCGATGCCAGCGGGAAGACCGGAAATCTACACTCCCGAGCTAGCTGAACGCGTCTTGATGCGCATGTACGACGGCGACAGTATCCGCCAAATCTGTGCAGACGATTCACTTCCATCGCGCACAACCGTGCATTTGTGGCGCATTCGGCACACAGAATTTGCAAGCCAGTATGCGCGCGCGCGTAGAGCACAGGTCGAGGCACGGATCGAGGAAGCGCACGATATCGCAGAGGACGGCTCGAACGATTACATCGCAACCGAAGAAGGCACCATCTTCAATGCCGAGCATGTTCAGCGCAGCAAACTTCGTGTAGAACAGCGCAGATGGGAAGCGTCTAAGCTCCTGCGCGGCTCAATTGACGATAAGCCACTCGACTACGGCGACAAACTGGCGCACACGGGGGCGGACGGGGAAGGGCCTGTGATCATGCGCGTGGTAAGCGATATCTAGATGCAAGCCAAAGACATTCCAGAAGCGCCCATTGTGCAATTCCTCTCTGAGCTGGCTGAGGGGAAGCACGGGGACATGCATTGGGGCTGCGATTTCGCAGGATACCCAAACAGTGTTCAAAATGTGATGCCCCCAGACACGCCGGAAAAGGTAGCGAGGGCCAAGATGCGGGCCATGATTAAAAAGGGGATTGTATCCGGGTGTGCCTGCGGGTGCCGGGGCGATTACAGGCTGGAGTGATATTCTTTCCCCGAGGTGATCCATGCCGCTCCTTGGCGCAGTGCAAACCCCGACAACTCTTTCATCCGGCGAGCGCCTCGCGGTGTTGAACGCTGAGGATCTGGGCAACAACGCCTTGACGATGGCAGTTGCGTTCACGCCTCAGCCTGTTGCCGTTACGCTGGCAATCTACAACGGGTCAAGCCAAACGGTGAGCCTGGTTGCATCGCCGGACCTGACGAGCGGTGACTTCCTGCCTGTCTATGCAGGCGAGACGGCGATTACGGTTGTGACCAACACGGTAGGCATCTTCCAAGTTGCGACTGGTCTCTACTACGCAATCAAGGCTGGCGGAGCGATCACGGCAGGCACGATTTGGCTGGCACGATAGAGGACGTTCGCCTTTCCTCGCTGATCAACCCCACACCCAAACAGCGCGAGTGCATCCAGGCAACTGATCTATTCCGCTTCGTTCTCTATGGCGGAGCAGCCGGCGGGGGGAAGTCTTATCTGCTGCGCTGGTGGTGCCTGAGGCAGCTTCTCAAGCGATATGCTGAGACGGGCATCAAGGGCCTCACGGTCGGCCTGTTCTCCGTCGATTACCCAACGCTTCGTGACCGGCAAGCCAAGAAAATCAAGATAGAGTTTCCCGACTGGCTCGGCGAGTTGAAGGAAAGCCGGGATGAGGGTTGGAACTACTTCATCAAGGAAGAGTTCGGCGGGGGCAGGATTGCGCTCCGCAACCTGTACGACCCGTCTTCTTACAAATCGGCTGAGTTCTGCGACATCGCCATTGAGGAACTGACAGAGAACGACCGCGAAGTGTTCGAGGATTTGGTGCTGTTCCGGTTGCGTACTCCGGGGATTACGAGGCCCTGCTTTCTGGCAGCCACCAACCCGACCGGAAAAGGGCTTCAGTGGGTAAAAGCTCTCTGGATTGACCGGAAGTTTCCCAAAGAGCTTCAGCCAATCAAGCATGAGTTCAAGTTTGTTCCAGCTCTGTTGCAGGACAATCCGCATCTCGGGGCCGACTATCGGCAAGGTCTGAGCGGGCTGCCTGAGAAGAAGCGCAAAGCTCTGCTGGATGGAGACTGGACAATCCCCGAAGGGCAATATTTCATCAACTTCGAGGAATCGGAGCGCAAGGTTCCGCACGCGATTGTCATGCAGATCGTGCAGAGTTGGTGGACGCACTGGATTGGGCAGGACTGGGGATTCAAACACGCGAGCCCTATTTACTGGCACGCGGTTGGCTTTGTCAGTCCTGAGCAGGCGAAGTTACTGGGCCGGAACTGGGATGCGCCGCGCCGATGCGTGTTTACTATAAGGGAACACATCGCAAATTTAAGCGAAACAGATACGAGCGAGATTGAACTTGGGCAGGAAATCCAGAGCATGAACGGGGCGCAAAAGCTCAAGGCGTGGATTCTGTCTGAGGATGCGTTCGGGAAGAAGACGAGCCAGAACACGGCGGCGGAATTGCTGAGGCAGGGTGCTCCGAAGTTCCCTGACCCACAAAAGGCGAACATGGACCCGGGTTCGCGCGTCGTCGGATGGCGATTCCTCTACAGCCTGATTCAGTCCGATACCTGGTTCATTTCGGACATGTGCCCGGAAGCTCTGTCGGCGATGCCATCACTTGAATACGACTCGGACAAGGGCGGGGAAGACGTACTCAAAACCGACCATGTGTATGATGATGTTGGCGATTGCCTGCGCTATGGTCTGGTCGATATGCTGGGCACAACTAAGGTGCCAATGGAAGTGCGCAGGGCTGAGGTAGCCAGCCAGTTCGTTCAGGACGGCGTGATCGTGGATCGCACCGAGCACGCGATGGCGATGCGCAGGTTCGATTCTGAGGAGCGGCACAAGGGCAAGCGGAGGGCGCGATGGTCGGTGCGGTGAAGCGGTGGCTGGGTATCGACGTGCTGGAGCGGGAAAACCTGCAATTGGCGAAGGCGCTAAAGACCTTAAGAACTGATACCAACGAGCACTGTGACGACCTGAAGAAGTTGGGCGAAGATGTGACAGTGCTTATGGCCGACCGTGAAAAGCGATTGACATCTGAGCAGCCTAAGCCGAAGATTGTAGCGAAACCAGCAGTCAAAGCAGTGAATTGGGGCAAGTTCAGGGATTTAGCTGAACTGGCGACCGAACCAGAGAGGGAAGAAGCGTGAACGCTGAACAGCAGAGAGCCCTTGACGTAATCGCCGCTGAACGCGCCGCGAGCATGAAGCCGCCCCCTCCGCCAGTCACGCTCGAATCCCTCCACCAGCGACTCACCGCACTTGAGAACCATCCCGCACTGAAGCACCAAGCCCCATTCTTTGGGCAGTTTC